ACTCCGCCAAGATCGGCAGTTCGGGCGACTCCGCCAAGATCGGCAGTTCGGGTAACTCTGCCCAGATCGATAGTTCTGGTGAAGATTCTGTAATCTGCTGTGCAGGTAACGGATCTGCCGTAAAGGCAAAGGCGGGCAGCTGGATCACGCTTGCAGAGTGGGAATATTCCGATGAAAAAGGCAGGTATATTCCGCACTGCGTGAAGACTGAATATGTCGATGGCGAAAAGATCAAGGCCGATACATGGTACCGGCTGAAGAACGGTAAATTTGTGGAGGCTGAGTAAATGGCCTCCCGCACCGAAGAGATTTACATACCGTGCGAATGCCGGGTATCGATCTACTTCCCAGCCGGACATATAGAATGCGATATTTGCCCACTGCTGCAAACGTATAGTCGGCGGCAGTGTATGAGAACCGGGGAACTGATTCCGGCATGGCAGAAACGCGGGTATTATTGCCCGCTGGAGATTCCGGGCGAACTGATACCGCCAGAAACTGATGATCAGAAGGAGGACATGGAAAACAAATGAAATTAACAGAAAAGCTGAATGCCATTCAGGCGCAGCTGAAAGCGCCGAAGGACAAGAAAAATAGCTTCGGCGGCTACAATTACCGCTCCTGCGAAAGCATTTTGGAGGCTGTGAAGCCTCTGCTTCAGGCGCAGAGCTGCATTCTGACGATATCCGACGAGATTGTAGAGATCGGAAACCGCATTTATGTTAGGGCAAAGGCTACGATTTCCGATGGTGAGGGCGAGTATACGACGTATGGCTTTGCCCGTGAGCCGGAAAGCAAGAAGGGAATGGACGAGCCACAGGTAACGGGTACAGCAAGCTCTTACGCACGCAAGTACGCACTGAACGGCCTTTTTGCAATCGACGATACGAAGGACGCGGACACGGACGAATATGCAAAGGAAACGGGCCGGACAGCGAAAAGCCAGCCTGCGCAGGCGAGGAAAACAGCACCGCAAACATCTGCAATGTCATTTAATTGCGCAGTCTGCGGCCAGCAGATCGTTGGCGAGACAATCAACGGACATATATATTCCGGAGTGAGCATTGCAGAGCAAACAGCAAAGAAATTTGGCCGCTGCCTCTGCTGGACGTGCGCACAGAAGCAGGGAAAGGAGAAAAAAGAATGCTGAACAGAATCACCCTAATGGGCCGTTTGACCCGCGATCCGGAGCTCCGCCACACGCAAAGCGGAAATTCTGTCGCATCCTTCACGCTTGCCTGCGACCGCGATTACGCGGCGCAGGGCGCGGAGAAGGAAACGGATTTTATTGATGTTGTCGCATGGCGGAATACAGCTGATTTTGTCAGCAAGTATTTCTCAAAGGGCCGCATGGCCGTCGTTTCTGGCCGTTTGCAGATCCGCAACTGGGAAGACAAGGACGGAAACAAGCGCAAGACTGCCGAGATCGTCGCAGAAAGCGTTTATTTCGGCGACAGCAAGCGGGACGGGCAGAATGCTGCTGCCGCTGCACCGGCCTCTTCGGAGTTCAAGCCGCTGCCGAGCACAACGCCGGTTCCGTTTTCCGAACCGGATATGCCGCAGATGGAGATCGGCGACGAAAACGAGCTTCCGTTCTGAGGGCTGAAATATGCCGAACAGAATTATTCGGGAAAGCATCTGCACAAGCGATAGCATCGACAAACTCTCGTGGTTTGAAGAAGTTCTGTTTTATCGGCTCATTGTAAACTGTGATGATTTCGGACGCTTTGACGGGAGAGCGGCGGTCGTGAAAAACCGCCTCTTCCCGCTGAAAGAAAACCTCACGCTCAAAACTGTAGAAAATGCTCTTCATGGGCTGGCGAGTGCTGGATTGATTGCTCTGTATGTGTTTGAGGGCAAGCGCTTCCTTTACCTACCAACATGGGGCAAGTATCAGACGCAGCGTGCGAAGGTAAGCAAATTCCCGTCGCCTGATGAAGGGACACAAGCGGATGAAATCATTTGCAAGCAAATGCGTGCAGATGTTCCCGTATTCGAGAATCGAGAATCGAGAATCGAATTCGCTATTCGAGATGCGGAAGATAGCGCGGAGCCGCAAGCGGCATCCACGCCGCCAGCAATCTCTCTGCCGCTGAATGACGGAACGGAATATTCCGTTTCCGTGGAGCAATGCCAGGAATGGGCGGGCTTGTACCCTGCTGTCGACGTGATACAGCAGCTGCGGAACATGAGGGGCTGGTTGGACGCAAATCCGGCCAAACGGAAAACAAAGCGCGGGATCAATGCGTTTATCGTCCGCTGGCTGGCAAAAGAACAGGACAAAGGCGGAACAAAGCCTGCACAGTACAGCCGCGCTGCCAAGCCCGGCTACGGCGTGCAGGGGCACAATGACGAGCTGAACCCGCTGGAGCGCGCGGCCGTGGACAGGGTGATGGGGCCGGTGTCAAAGGGCGCTGCCCGATTGCAGCAAGGCGTGCAGCGCCACGGGGACGAACTTGATGCGTTCCAGCTGGAGGCGGTCGAGCGAATGCTGCAAATGCGAGAGGAGAATCCATGAAGCAATACTGCCGCTACTGCGTAAATGCTTATCTTCAAGGCGATGACATGATTTGGTGCAAGCCAAAAGACGAAATTCGAACTGACCGTCAGATAACGCGGCTGAACCGCTGCCCACACTTCGAATTTTGCTCGATAGACGTTCTTAACCCAGACCGGGAGTACAGGCCGGTTGAGAAACGGAGGGCGGCGCAGAAAAAGGAACCGGACATGGATCAAACGACTATGTTTGACGGACGGGAATAGGAGGAACGGAAATGAGTAAACCAAAATACATGAAAGGCGATTGCATTCGATCACTGGACGATTTGGTGCTGCAAGAAAACATCTTCTGGAACGGGAGAATTTGGAACCGAAAGTGGTTCATGAACCTTCAGATTCAACTGCTTCTGTCTCTGATCAAGCACAAGGCTCTACAGTACGCTGTGAGGCTGGACGGCATCACAACGGGAGTGTTTGTCGAGCCGGTATTGTGGCATAAACTCAACGAACGCCCGCTGACGGATGCGGAAAAATCTGAATTTTCCGAGCATGGCTATTTGGATTTTGAAATCCCGGAGTATATGTTCGACTGCCCTATGCCTGATGATGAGCAGGAAATCCTAATCGCAACCGAGTGGGGAGTGGACAAAGATGTGTGCCGCGTCGATACCGACGATTGGGGAAACCATTCGTTTGGATTGGAGGGATGCGGAGATTGGGACAGCGTGATTGCGTGGGCGGAAAAGCCAAAGTACGACTCGGAGGGGAACTGAAATGGGCTTAGAACAAGCCGCGATTGAGCGGCAGGTATACGTGGCGGATCTCGGCCAGATCATGCTGGCCAAGCTTACGCCGACGGGGAAGGAAACAAAATGCTGACGCATCTGAGCCTGTTTTCCGGGATCGGCGGGCTGGATCTGGCTGCCGAGTGGGCAGGATTTACGACCGTCGGACAATGCGAGTTTGCCGATTACCCGACGAAGGTGCTGGAGAAGCACTGGCCTGATGTGCCGCGCTGGCGGGATATCCGGACGCTGACAAAGGAGAGTTTTTATGAGCGGACAAACCTAGGGAAACAGATCTATTTCGACCTGGCGGCGTTTGGAGGTGCAAAAGCGGAATGAAATGGCATATTGCAAGTGTCAGCTGGGGCAAGGACAGCCTGGCCATGCTCCTAATGCTGATTGCCAAGGGCTACCCGCTGAATGAGGTGGTTTTCTACGATACCGGAATGGAGTTTGAGGCGATTTACCACACACGGGATCAAATGCTACCCAGCCTGGAGCAGCTGGGGATCAAGTACACCAGACTGGAGCCGGAAAACCCGTTCCTGTTTGATATGCTGGAAAGGCCGGTTTGCAGTAAGCAGAAAGGCACACACCAAGGTTATGGCTGGTGTGGCGGCCTCTGCCGCTGGGGAACCACGGGGAAGCTGAAAGCCATAGACAGGTACGCGGAGGCGCGGGACGCTATGGTTTACGTTGGCATAGCTGCCGACGAAACGCCGCGACTGGAAAAAGAACGGAAGCCGTATAAACTGCACCCGCTGGCGGAGTGGGGCATGCCGGAAGCCGACGCCATGGCATATTGCTATGAAAACGGGTTTTCGTGGCTGGAGGGCACGATCCGCCTTTATGACGTGCTGGACCGTGTTTCGTGCTGGTGCTGCTGCAACAAGAACCTGCGGGAACTGCGGAATATGTGTATTTACCTGCCGGAATACTGGGAGCGCCTGAAAGACCTGCAACGGAAAATAGACAGGCCAATGAAAGGCTATTACAAAGGCAAGCCGCGCGGCGTGTTTGAACTGGAACAACGGTTCCGCGCAGAATTGGAACAGGAGGCAAGAGCATGAGTAAAGCTGTTTTGATCAGCATTCGCCCGGAGTGGTGTGAGAAGATCATGAGCGGGCAGAAGACCATTGAGGTGCGCAAGACGCGCCCGAAGATGAACCCGCCGTTTAAGTGCTATATCTACAAATGCGGAAACGGCAAAGTCATCGGGGAATTTCTGTGCGATGAGATCATCAACATTAACGGCGCGGGAAGAATCCCATCGGACATTGCACGGCCAACCTGCCTGGAGCCTGCGGAGCTGCACCAGTATCTCGGTGCTGCGGTTGGCTACGGCTGGCACATTTCCAATCTCAAAATTTACGATCACCCGCGCGATCTGTGGGAGTTTACCGGCCTGCGGGAGACGAAATTCGGATTGGCACCTGGGCCAATCACGCGCCCGCCGCAGAGCTGGCGGTATGTGGAGGAAGAGTTATGGAGCGACTGACTAAATGGAACGAATCATCGTATAAACACGCCTATTACCCGCGCTGCTTTAAAGAACCGTGCTACGGCAGAGGGTGCAAAATTAAGGATTGCCCGTTTGAAATAGCGGTGTGTGAGCGACTCGCAGCCTACGAGGACACGGGGCTGACGCCGGAGGAAATCAAGGCTCCGTTTACGGAGGATACGATGATAAATCTGGCAGCGCAGGCGCTGGGCGTGGAGACTAGCCGCCTCCGCGGGCTTGCCGAGGCCGACAAGGACGGGCGCGTGGTCGTGCTGCCGTGCAAGGTGGGCGACGGGCTTTGGACATTCTGTAGTCACCCGGTCGAGCAAGTTTACAGTTTTACTGTGACAGATATAAGCACGCTTAATGGGAGAACTCTGCTGAACACATCACGCTGCGGCGTTATGGATGCACGTGATGTCGGCAAGACGGTTTTCCTCACCCGCGAGGAGGCCAAAAAGGCGCTGCAGGAAATGGAGGGCAAGGCATGAGCGACCCGGGAGTAATCCGTGGGACGATTAACGGACAGGAAAAGTATTGCAGAATCCCAATCCGTAGCCGCCTGTATGAATCCGTGATGGAAGATAATACGACGGAGCTTTCCTCGGAGGCGATTCTCGCCATGCCACATGACAAGGCGGCTGCGGTGATTGATGCAATTATGGCGGACTGGCTCTACTGGCTCAAGAGAGCCGGGGAGCTGTGGGTGCTGACGCACAATTCCGCCGAGGAAACGGAGGGCAAGAAGGATGGCTGAACTGAAACCGTGCCCGTTCTGCGGCGGTGAAGTTAGCATTGTTTTGTGCGATGACGAAGGGAATCTGCATGATGAGTCATATAGAGAACGTCCCTATAGTGGGCTTGGCTTTATGCTTCACCATGCTCACGAGGACAACCCGGAATGCCCGATTGCAAGCTATGAGTGCGATGGCGGGATTTTGGGTGGTGTGTATATTTACGACACGGAAGAACAAGCCGTTGAGGCATGGAACAGCAGGGTAAATGAGGAAAGAATGTTAGATTTTCCAGTAAAATACACCGAAATATGCGCGTTGTACCATTTTTGCGTCGATCTTGGAATCAAATGCACGATAGAGCGCCTGCACGACGGCTATGCAGTGCGTTTCCCGGACGGAAGTGACTTCGCACAGCATCATGGCACATATGGCGGGACGGAAGGATGCGTTGAACCGGCTATCGGGGACTCCGAATTTGACTATACTGCAGTCGGTTTGAACCTCGCGAAGGATCTCGTGAAGAAACACAAAGGCAAATTGGAGGCCGACCATGCCTGACAAATACATCAGCTGCGAGGCGGCACTTATGAAACTAATGCAGGACGGGTGCAGCGCAAAAAACTTGCAATCCATCTCGGATATGCCCGCCGCCGACGTTGCGGTGGTGCGACATGGGCGGTGGATTCACCATGAAGACGGTGTATTCACTTGTAGTGAATGCGGCAACGCAGAATCTAACGACAGCTATTATTGCAGACTATGCGGGGCGAAGATGGATGGAGCTGCCGAATGAGCGGACTGCGGTTTGCTCGTGGGAGCGCGAAAGGAGGGAAGCTGATGCAGGATTGCTGCCTGACTTGCAAGAATCTGGAATACAGAAATAACTACGTTTATCCGTATCGGTGCTTGAAGCACAAGGCCGAACGGTTCTCCGAGGAAGAACTGGAACGGAGGTTCTTTTCCGGAGAGGAATGCAAAGACTTTGAACAAAGGAGGTGGCCCGATGGGAACGATACTGGCGATTGACCCCGGCAATACCAAATCTGGATATGTCATCGTTGAGCACGATGGCGAAGAAATTCGCCGCGTGCTGGAGGCCGGGAAGAAAGGTAACAATGAGCTGCTGCCGATGCTTGAGCGGAAGCTTTACGGGAACGGCCATGACGTTGCAATCGAGATGATCGCGGGCATGGGCATGACGGTAGGCCAAGAGGTTTTCGACACGTGCGTCTGGATCGGGCGGTTCTGGCAAACGATATTGTGGCAGACTGGATATGGGCCGACGCGGATATTCCGCCGCGAAGAAAAGCTGGATCTGTGCGGTTCGCTATCGGCAAAAGATGCAAACATCCGACAAGCTCTCGTCGACCGCTACGCGCCCGGCCAGCCGAATTTCGGCAAGGGCACAAAGAAGAACCCCGGCTTCTTCTACGGCTTCTCTGCGGATATGTGGGCGGCGATGGCTGTCGCCGTGACGTATTTCGATAAGTACATAAGGGGGGTAAAGCTGTAAGTGAAAAAATTTGTTGAAATGCTGCTTTTATTTGCGGCTGCCGTGTTTGTTTCGCTTTTGATAAGAGAAGCGATTCTCAATTCGGATCTGCCGGATTATATCAAGTTTTGCACGCTGACGGAATGGGAGAAGGCAAAATGGATTTCCGGGTGGAGGCCATGAGCAAGACGCAGCGAAAGCCACCAAGACCGCCGATGCAGCTGACGTGCGATGCCTGCGGGAATACGTTTATGCGCGCACCGTCGAAGTACAAGTCAAAATACAATTTTTGCAGCGAAGCGTGCGCATGGACGGCACATAGGGAAGCTGTGATGGGCCGGGCGGAGCGCGTGCGGATCCTGATCACGCGCTCGATCCCGGTATACCCGGAAATGCAGCCCGTTCGCGGGCGGATCTATCCTGCCGAGAAATACAAATACAGGACAAATCGGACGGGCTACGTCGTTGCGGTAAACGGCAAGCGCGTATGTGTGAGGGTGGACGAATGCAGGGAAATCTAGGGCTTACACCGGTGCAGGCTCCGTGCAAGGGCTGCGCGGACAGGCATACCGGCTGTCACACGGACTGCGCCCGATACATAGCGTTCCGCCGGGAGGCGGACAGATACAAGCAGGAGCAATCGAAGGACGCAGCGAGATATGCAACGACACGGGGCTGTATGCGGACGCTGCACGATGCGAACCGCGCAAAGCGCGAAGGGAGGCAACATTACTGATGAGCACGCCGCGATACGGCTGGTGGGCCTATGCAAAATGGATGATCCGCAGCTATAAGGGCGGCGGGCTGATGACGAAGGCCGAGCGCGCTGCCGTTGCGGATGCAATCGCGGAGACGGAACAGCTCGTTGACGGCGCGGAGCGACTCCGGCTCATAGATTTGGTTCTTTGGAAGCGAACGCATACCCTGCAGGGCGCTGCAATGGCGGTTTATGTATCCGAGCGCACCGCGCAGGAATGGCACAGGCAATTTATTCGCCTTGTGGGGCAAAAAAGAGGGCTTTTATGAAAAAGTCTGCGTCCCAGAGCCAAATTTAACATTTACTATAAGGGCGTAGAGATCAACTCTACGCCCTTCTTCATCGGCACCGCAGCGTTCTGCGGAAACCTCCTCCTCCTGTTCTCGTGTTCTCCGGTGTGAATAAATATATTTATTCACACACGGAGACACGAGAACGAAAGAATGAGGCAGAAAGGAGCGGCTATGGCGAGTTTGCGCGCCCTTGCACACAAGCTGCAAACAGCGCTCTTGTACCACGGAATCAAAATAAAAATCAATCAAATGCAGACCTATTCCGCGAAAAAGGACAGGATGGTGACGAAATACATGGTTTACGAATATCGACCTGATGAAAAACCGAAGAATGTCACTTTGCTGGAAACTTACCAGATCGCGGATGTGGTGAAGCTGCTGGCAAGCCTTTACAGCGATGGCGGATGAAAAACTTACGCCGAAGCAGAGACGATTCTGCGAAGAATATCTGAAATCCGGGAACGCGACAGAAGCAGCGAAAAAGGCCGGGTACAAAGAAACATCATGCAGAGTGATTGCGGCAGAAAACCTATCAAAACCAGCTATTTCTGCGTATATAAAGCGCAGGCTGGACGAACAGGAAGCGGCGCAGGTTGCGGATTCAAACGAAATTCTGAAATTTTACACTGCGGTCATGCGCGGTGAGATCAAAGACCAGTTCGGCATGGACGCATCTCTATCCGACCGGCTGAAAGCCGGTGACAGCCTTATGAAACGCTACGCAGCTGCTTCCGACCGCAACAGGACGACAATGGAGAAGCTTGATTCGATGCTGAAGGAGTTCCAAGATGCTGTTAAGTCCGAAACAACGTGAATTTGTAAAATACGGGACGCATCGATGGAATTTCAAGGGCGGAGCCACCAGAAGCGGGAAGACTTACCTCGATTTTCGATGGATCATACCGATCCGGATTCGTGAGCGAATTGGAAAAGATGGTCTGGCTGTCATTCTCGGCGTAACAAAATCCACGATTGAGCGAAATGTGCTGGAGCCGATGCGGAATCTGTACGGCGATATGCTTGTCGGCACGATTTCCAGTGATAACACGGCATGGATATTCGGAGAGAAATGTTACTGTCTCGGCGCCGAGAAGGTTTCCCAGGTTTCCAAGATTCGCGGTGCGTCGATTAAATATTGCTATGGGGACGAAGTAGCTGATTGGTCGGAAGAAGTATTCGCACTGCTGAAAAGCCGCCTTGACAAAGAGTATTCTTGCTTTGATGGGACGTTCAATCCGCAATATCCTGACCACTGGCTGAAAAAATTCCTCGATAGCAACGCTGATATTTTCAGCCAGACATATACGATCGACGACAATCCGTTCCTGCCGGAATCTTTTAAAGAAAATCTGAAAAAAGAATACGAAGGGACGGTTTATTACGACCGCTACATTCTCGGCCTCTGGAGAATCGCCGAGGGTCTGGTTTACCCAATGTTTGATCGGGCCAGAAACGTCACGAGTGAGCGGGGCGGGCCGGGGCGGTACTGGATCTCATCGGACTACGGCACACAGAACCCTACCGTCTTTGCATTGTGGCGGGAATATGGCGGCAAGGCCGTCATGGAGAAAGAATATTACCACAGCGGGCGCGAGAGCGGGCGGCAGAAGACTGACGAAGAATATTATCAGGATTTAGAGGCATTCGCGGACGGATACCGCATTGAGCGTGTCGTGCTCGACCCATCGGCAGCGTCCTTTGCCGAGTGCATCCGGCGGCACGGAAAGTTTTCTGTATGGAAAGCAAACAACGCCGTGCTGGACGGCATTCGCTTCACGGGGGCCTGCATCAAAAGCGGCATAATCAAATTCCATGAGAGTTGCAAAAACGCGTTTCGGGAATTTGGCCTTTATAGCTGGGACAAAGACGCAGGAGAAGACCGCGTGATAAAAGAAAACGACCACGTGTGCGATAGTATCCGCTATTTTTGCATGACCGTTTTGAGGAGAGAAATCAAGAAATGAGCCTTTTGACAAACATTCGAGGGTGGTTCCGGAATATGCTTTTCCCGCAGGCGGTTGCCGAGCGGGAATTCGGCGTATCTCCGGCAGTCAGCCCGAAGATGGAGCAGAATATAAGCCTCTGGTACGCGATGTTTATTGGAAATCCACCCTGGCAGACGTGCGATGTCATTGCTGTCGGGCTTCCGGCGGCGATCTGCCGGGAGATCGCGCGACCGACGCTGGCCGAGCTGACGGCTAACATCACCGGCAGCGCCCGTGCGGATTATCTGAAAGACTGCTTTGAGCGGGCGGAAGAGAATTTTCACAGCGCCTTAGAACTGGGGCTTGCGCTCGGCGGCGTGGCATTTAAGCCGTATATCTACGGTGAGCAGCTGCTGGTCGACGTGACCGGCGCGGCGGCGTTCCAGCCGACGAAATTTGATCCTGCCGGGCGCTGCATCGGAGGCGTCTTCCGGGACAAGCCCGCGAAAGTGGGCGGGAAGTATTATATCCGCCTCGAATCGCACGAGCTGGACGGCACGACCTATACGATCCGCAATAAAGCATATTACAGCGACGCCTCCGGCACGGTCGGCGCGGAAGCGCCCCTGAATGCCGTCCCGGAATGGGCGGACATTCAGCCGGAAATCACGATCCAGAATATGAGCGGGCCGCTCTTCGCGTACTTCCGCCCGCCTGCGGCCAACACAACGGACGCAAACAGCCCCTGCGGAATGTCCGTCTACGGAGACGCGGCTACTGTGCAGCTGATCAAGCAGGCCGATGAGCAGTGGGAGCGCCTGCGCTGGGAATATCGCTCCAGCGAGCGCAAAGTCCTGATGGATGGCACGAGTTCGACTGCGGATATGTTCAACAAGCGTATGTTTGAACTGGGACCGTTCTCCCCTAGCGGCGAATTCTTTCAGTACATCGAGCCGCAGATCCGCGACGAAGCAATCTACCGAGGTTTCCAGAATACGCTTCGCCGTATCGAGTTCAACGTCGGATTGGCTTATGGAGATATTTCCGATCCGCAGACCATCGAGAAGACGGCGACGGAGATACGCAACAGTAAGCAGCGCAAATATGTGCTGATCGACAGCATTCAAACGGCGCTTGAACATACGTTTGACAGTCTGCTCTACGCGCTCGATACATACGCGACGCTCTACAACCTTGCGCCTGCCGGGACGTACAACACCGATTACAGTTGGGGCGATTCCATCCTTGACGACGCTGAGAAGAAGGAACAAGAGCGGGCAAACGACCGGCTTGACCTCGCTGATGGAATTCTGAACCACTGGGAATACCGCGCAAAATGGTACGGCGAGGACGAAGCGACTGCAAAGGCAATGCTGCCGAGGGCGCAGGACATGACAGATGCAAACGCCCCGGCTGAGGTCGAATGAGAAAGGTCAAGTATCCGTTCAGTCCGGAGCTGCTCGACGCCCTCCCGGAAGAACTCGCGGAGCTGTTCCGTGCGCTGGAAGATACGCTGCTGGATGAAGTCTGTTCCCGGCTTAAAATTGCCGATCAGCTCAACGAAGTAACGGTTCAGGATATCCGGGCGCTGCGGTCGCACGGCATTGATCTCAAGAAGATCAAAAGGGCCATCCAGAAGACAGCGGACGTCAGCGAAGAAAAACTGAACAAGCTGCTCGACGATGTTGTGGAGCGCAACCGGCGATATTACAACGACCTTATTACGCTGGCCGATGTGACGAAGCCTGACCGGCTGGTAGACGCCTCCGATATCGACGCGATCCGCAGGCAGACGCTCGGAGAATTCCGAAATCTGACGCAATCTTTGGGGTTTTTAGTGGACAATGGCCAGAGAATGCTTCCGCCTGCGCAAGCATATCAGTGGGCCCTAAATTCGTCAACGCTGCAAATTCAGAGCGGGGCGATCAGCTATAATCAGGCGATTGCCAACGCCGTCAAGCAGCTGGCAGAAAGCGGAATCAAAGTCGTAGACTATGAGAGCGGACACACAGATCAAATCGACGTGGCCGCCCGCCGGGCCGTTATGACGGGCGTGGCGCAAATCTGCGACAAGTATTCCGACCAGTCGGCGGAATATCTGGATACCCGGTATTTTGAGATCACAGCCCACTCCGGCGCACGAGACAAGCCCGGCCCGTCCCCGTGGTCGAGCCACAAGGATTGGCAAGGGAAAATTTATTATAAAAGCGAAAACGGAGAGCCTGACCCGCTTGGGCAGTACAAGGATCTCGTGGAGACGACCGGCTACGGCTATGTAGACGGCTTGACCGGCGCAAATTGCCGACACTATAAGCACGCCTATATCCCGGGCGTCATGGAGCCAACCTATTCCGAGGAGCAGCTGGAACACATTGATGATGGTCTCGGCTGCGAGTTTGACGGGAAGAAATATACCGCATACGAAGCGACCCAAATGCAAAGACGGCTCGAACGGTCGATTCGCAAACAGAAGCGTTTGAAAAACGCCTATAAAGCATCCGGACAAAAGGACAAGGAGACCGCCGCAGCAGCCAAGCTGCGCCGCCTGAACACGAAATACCATGATTTCAGCAAGGCAGCAGGACTGCCAGAGCAGCCGGAGCGGACAAGGGTTCTGTATACAGACGCAAAATCCGAGGCTGCGGCCAGCAAAGCGAAAACGGTTGAGCGGGTGGAACCTCCGACCAACACAGAACCAGCAGAAAGCGCCGGCTTTCAGCCGAGATACACCGACGTAACGGAAAAGTGGCGCGCGGAGGCCACTCCGAACAGCCACACTGTACAGGACTTGCAGGAGTATACTGCAAACGGCGTTACATACAAGGTCGACGGGCATAATGTCGTGCTTGACCACACAGAGCACGAAAAAGAAATTGCCGGACTCCTTGAAAAGGAATTCGGCGGCGAAATTGGGCTAGTTCCGCGTGTCAATAATCCGCAGGGGGTGTCCACACCGGACTATATTTTCCGAGGGGAAGCGTATGACCTGAAAACGCTCGGAGAAAAAGCCGGGGGAAATACGATTTTCAATCGTGTGAAAAAGGCAGCCAAGCAGGGGCAGCGGTTTATTCTGGATGTCACCAAGACCACGCTTGACGAAAAAACAATAGATGCGCAAATTGAAAAAATATTTGCCAGAAAGGATACTGAGTGGGTTGATGAGATCATTGAAATCCGAAATGGAAAAGTGCAGAGAATCGTAAAAAGAAAATAAAAAAAGAAGCCGACACACCATCTCGCCCTTCTGGGAAGGGGTCGTGGACAGCGACCGGCTCTTATCTATTCTATACCACACTCTCACAAAAAATGCAAGGGGGGAAATTCAAATGGACAACTTCAAAGCGATTTATAAAATGCTGTCTGCGCTGGAACGCGCGATGGATCTTCCGGCGTTCAGCGTGGAGAGCTTCGGCCTGGACTCCATGCAGGTGTCCGGAGAACGTCTCTACAGGTATCTGGAAATGCTTCAGGACGCGGGGCTTATCAAGGGCGCGGAGCTTTATACCGACGTCACGGGCGAAATGCACCTGAGGAATGAGCGCCGGATTCAGATCACGCTGCAGGGGCTTGAATACTTGCAGGAGAACGCGATCATGAAGCGGATCTATAATGCCGCGAAGGGCATTGTAGACCTGATCCCGTGAGGAACGCCGTATGATCGACGAAAAACTGAAAGCCGCCATCGAGCGGGCGCTTGCCGCCGGATTCCGCGTCCAACTGAAACGCATGAAGGATGGGACAGTCAAGGCGCAGATCATCAAGGCGGAAGAGCTGAAAAAATAATACAGATACCGCAGCGCAATCGAGCGCGCGGAATGGCACGATGAGCCAACTACTGAGGTTTTCTTAGTAGTTGGCTCTTTTTGTTTTATCAAATCTTGACCGGCCCGAAGTCGCTAAACTACGGGGCAGCAGCGGACGCGACCCGCGAGAACAAAGCGAAGCTGTGAAGGAGAACCTATGAAGCGAGATTTTTTGGAAGGGCTGGGGCTTGATAAGGATACCGTAGACAAGATCCTTGACGAGAACAGCCGGGACATTGGACGGGAGAAGCAGAAAGCGGATCAGGCCAGAGAAGACCTGAATGCCGCCCGGCAGCAGCTGACCGACCGCGACAAGGATATCGAAGACCTGCGGAAGTCCAGCGGAGACGCTGAGAATTTCCGCAAGCAGCTCGAAGACCTTCAGGGCCGGTACACCAAGGAAACCGAGGATTACAAGGCGCAGCTCGCAAGCCGCGACTACGCCGACGCCATGACCCGCGCGATCACGGCCAAGGGCGTCAAGTTCTCTTCCAAAGCCGCAGAGAAAGCCTACCTTGCAGACCTCAAGGAGAAGCACCTTGAACTGAAAGACGGCGAGCTGACCGGCTTCGACGAGTGGCACAAGGCCCAGCTCGAAGCAGACCCGACCGCGTTCCAGTCCGGCAAGCCTGCGCCCACATTTGTCAAGCCCGTCGGCCAGGGCGGCGCACCGGCGGCAAAGAGCAAGGGCGCAATGTACGCGCAGCAGTTCAACGCGCAGTTTGCGCAGACACCAAACAAGGAGTGATTTGAAAAATGTCTATCGTTGTAAACACAAAAGCAGAAGTCAGGCCGAATTTCCTCGAAAGTGAAGTCGGCCTCGTCCTGAAAACCCGTGAAATCCCCGCGTCGATGGGCGTGCAGGACGGCAAGTACAAGATCGTAAAGGCCGGTACGCCGTTCCCGTCCGACAATTCGAACGCCGTAGGCCTCGTATTTGAGGACATCGACGTGACGGACGGCAATATGCCCGGCTCCGTGATGGTCGCGGGCCGTGTGCTGGCAGACCGCCTGTCGCTTGCATCCGCAGCCAAGACCGCGCTGTCCGGCAAGGGATTCACGTTTGTTGACGCGCCGGAGACCACGCGCGGCTATACCGTGACCTACGACAAAAACGACGGCAGCGGAACGCCGCCCGTCGACGAGAACGTCTACACAGAGGGCTCCTATGCCGACGTCTCGACCGAATACCCGCTGACCAAGAGCGGCAACACCCAGACCGGCTGGAGCACGTCTAAGGGCGGCGAAGCTGTTTCCAAGGTCGAAATGACCGGCAATGTGACCCTGTACCCCGTGTGGACTACGGCCTAAAGAAGGAGGAAAAACACCATGCCTGACATTCTTGAACTGATTTCCGACGCTGACCGTCTGGATTTCTCGCAGAACATTTCCGTCGCACGCCCGGCGTACCTCGGCGACCGGCTGTTCCCGGACCAGAAGACCGAAAGCCTGAAAGCCGAGTACCTGCGCCTCGCAAACGGCGCACAGATCCCCACGATGGCGACCGTCCACGCCTTTGACACCGAGGCCGAGATCGCCACGCGCCCCGCGCTCGAAAAGACAGAGGTTGAGAAGCTGTTTATCAAGCGCAAGATCAACCAGTCCGAGCGGGTGCAGCTGCTCAACGAAAACGGCGTATATGCCGACAACGCAATCGTGAGCTATGTCTTCGACGATATGCGCCTGATGGCCGATGCGGTCAAGGTCAGAACCGAAGTTGCAAAGATGGAAGTCATCGCGACCGGCAAGATGACCATCAAGGAAAACAATCTCAACATGACCGTCGATTACGGCGTTCCGTCCGCAAACACCGGCTTCAAGATCGACTTCGGCGCAGATGCTGATATCGTCGGCCAGCTTCAGGCCATCGCGGATCAGGCGGCGGCCTCCGGCCACGCCCTGAGCGAAATGGTCGTCGGTACGAAGATCCTGCGCAAACTCGCGTCCAACAAGGGCATTCAGACCCTCGTATACGGTACGGTCGGCGCTGGTACATACGTCACCACCGAGAAGCTGCGCAGCCTCTTTACCGAGCTGTTCGGCTTCGGCCAGATCACGACCAACGACCAGCGCTATAAGGCGCAGGCCGCAAACGGCGCGGAAAAGACGCATCGATTCTTCCCGGAGGACAAGGTTGCGTTCCTGTCCAACGGCACGGCCAATTCCTTCGGCGTTGGCCTGTGGGGCGTGACGCCGGAAGAAAAGGGCTATGGCCCGTACACCGACAAGAGCGCGCAGCAGTATATCACGATCACCCAGTGGGAAACGCCTGACCCGAAGACCACCTGGACGAAGGCGAGCGGCCTGTTTATCCCGGTCGTGCCCGATCCTTACGGCCTGTTCATCGGCGCGGACGTAAGCAAGTAAATTCAAGCCTCCGCGCCTGCATGACGGGCGCGGAGGCTGACCGGAAGGAGGGCGCAGCATGATCTACGCCGATTATGAGTTTTACGCGACCGTGTACCGTGGGACGGCGCTGGACGAAGAGCAATTCTGCGGCCTCGCCCGCAAGGCGTCGGCTTATGTCGATTACATCACCATGAGCCGCGCGCGCTCCGCCGCCGGGGATAAGCTCGAAGCAGTCCAGAACTGCGTCTGCGCGCTGGCCGAGCTGGAGCAGGACGCCGGGAAGCTGGACAGCCTCGTCTACACGACCGACAGGCCGGTATCGAGTGAGACGGTAGGCGGCTGGTCGCGCAGCTTTGGCTCACGCAATCTGTCGCAGGCAGATATGCAGCGGACAGAGACGCGCCGCCGGGAGATCGTGCTGGCGTACCTCGGGCCGACTGGATTACTCAAAGCAAGGGGGTATGGGCCGTGTCCATGTTCCCCCACACCGTAACCATCTACAACGTCTCGCAGGAGACAGACCCGGCGACATTCAAGGACGTGGAGAAAACCTACATCACCGTCCTGCGCGGCGTTCTGCTGGAAGCCTCCAAGGCGGCCAACGTCCGCCAGAGCGGGCTTGAGGGCGCGGATGCGGTGAATCTTTACATCCCGTTCTCTACGCCTGCCGTAGACGGCGTGACAGGCACAGAGAAGCGCTACGTCGGCCCGCAGGAATTCTGGCGGGCAGCCGATAAAAGCGGAATCTGGACGCTCTCCACGGACGGCAACGGCGGAACGACATTTTTTATTAAGGGTGAAGTCGTGGAGCCGGACAAGACCGAGCAGGCGCTTGAAATGCTCTATGACGACGTTTACAAGGTCACAAAGGTCGATATGAAGGACTTCGGAAGCCAGGACATGAGACACTTCGAAGTCGGAGGGGCCTAATATGCTGAAATTCAGCGTAAAGGCAGACGGCTTTGATGAATTGCATGAGACAATCGCGCAGGCGTGTACCAAAGCGGAGCATATTGTCGCACTTCAGGCAAGAAAGGACACAGCCCCGTATGTGCCATTCTTGACCGGTTCCCTCGACCGCAGAACACAGGTGGAAGGGAATGCGATTATCTATCCCGGCCCATACGCAAGGTTCCTGTACTACGGGAAAGTCATGGTAGACCCGGAGACCGGAAGCACCTACGCGCCGAAAGGCGGGACAAAGGTACTGACCGACAAAAATCTTGTGTTCAACACGTCAGGACACAATCAGGCGCAATCGCATTGGTTTGAGGCTTCAAAGGCCGAGAACCTCGACAAATGGATCCGTGTAGCGGATAAGGCGGTGAAGAATGGACTCTGAAAAGCAAAAAAGGCTGGTATCTGCGGAGGAAGAACAGGATATCTCCCGAAAGATGATGATCTGGGCAAATTCCTTCTCAGACGACGATATGCCGACCGCAACGATCAACTACGAATTCCTCGCCGCCGACTCGGCAAGCATGGCCCTGTCCGCCATTCAGGGCGCGTACATCACACGAAAATTCATCCTCGGCGGGCATGAGGCGGAATATCAATTCAAGATCATCGCCCGCATCAAGCCCGGAAACAGCAACGACAAGCGCCTGAAATGCGACGCCATGCTGAACCGCTTCGGGGATTGGGCCATGCAGAACCCGCCGGATTTGGGCGACGGGATGCGCGTCCGGCGCATGGAAGCTGTCAGCCGCTCGGCCCTGTTCGCCCGGTATGAGGACGGCACAGAGGATCATCAAATTCTAATGAAACTGACATATGAGGTGATTTAACTATGGCAGAAGTTACTTTTAATACCACGGCCGGTCAGACCATCGACCGGGAGCTGCTGATTGCATATCTGAACACCGGCGAGTCCTCAACGCCCGCCTGGGCGCCGTTCGGCACTCGCGTCACAGACTCCAGCATGGAGTATGACTGGCAGGAGGATTCCAGCAAGGATATCCTTGGAACGACCAGAACCACCATGAAGAAACCGATTATCACGCAGAGCTTTGACCCGTGCGACCTTGACGCGGGCGATGCGGCGTTGAAGAAGATCTGGGATCTGGCGGTCAAGCAGCAGAACGCAGCTGCGCTGGCGAATCAGGACGTGCTGATCGTCCATCATTATGCAGGAACGGCCAAGACGGCAGTCTTCGCGGAGCGCTACGACGCGTCTATGGTCAAGCCGTCCAGCCTCGGCGGCGAGGGCGGCGGCTCGGTAGGTATGCCCATCGACGTGACGCTCGGCGGCAAACGCACGACCGGCACGGCGGCGGTTGGCGCCAACGGGGCTATTACCTTCACGCCAGACGCAGCGTAAGGAGGAATCGCAATGCCTGAAATCAAATTTGAAACCGGTATCGTATCGTTCAAGCTGAACGACGCGGCGGAAGTCTCCTTCAACCCGACCGACAGCGCATTTGTCGAACAGATCTTCAACACCTTTGACGAGCTGGACAGGAAGCAGGAGGCGTATAAGGCCGAAGTCGACCACTGCGCGGACAAGAAGGAGATTTTCGCCATTGCCCGCCGCCGCGACGCGGAAATGCGGGACATGATCGACAACCTGTTTGCAAAGCCCGTATGCACGGCGCTTTTCGGCACCATGAACGTCTACGCGCTGGCAGACGGCCTGCCAGTATGGTGTAACCTCATGCTGGCCGTAATCGACCAGATCGACACGAGCTTCGCGGAAGAACAGCGAAAAACCAACCCGAGGATTGCGAAATACACAGCAAAATGGAAAAAGTGATCTGGGCGCTGCCGACCACGGTCGACGTGAACGGCACAACGTATCCGATCCAATCCGATTACCGCGCGGTTCTTGATATCCTCGTGGCCCTGACAGACAGAGGGCTGGACGAGCAGGACAAGGCGGAAGCGGCGCTGACCATCTTCTATCCCGACTTCGAAGAAATGCCCGTCAGCGACTATCAGGAAGCCCTGAACCAGTGCTTCCGCTTCATCGACCACGGGCAGGAGAATCGAGAGAAGAGAAAGCAGCCAGAGATCATGTCATGGGCGCAGGACTTTGATCTCTATATTGCGCCTATCAACCGAATCGCGGGCTGCGAGGTCAGGGCGCTGGAATACCTGCATTGGTATTCGTTTCTATCGTACTATCAAGAAATCGGAGATTGCCTGTATGCACAGGTGGTTTCTATCCGCGATAAAAAGGCCAGAGGGAAGAGCCTCGACAAACAGGAGAGGGATTTCTACCGGCGCAACCGGGATATCGTCGATCTGAAGACAACATACTCGGAGGCCGAAGCCGACCTGCTTGCCGTATGGGGAGTCGGGACAAAAAACAGCCGCCCCGGTTAAGGGGCGGCAGCAGGAAAAACTTATTTTTTATACTCGAAAACGATTTCGCTACCCCAGAAGCTTGGAGAGAATCGAATCTCGATCTCACTCCAATCCTGCGGCGCTTCATATCCGACGACACCTTTCATTTTCTTCCCGGCGGCAATCGTGCCGTCAAGCTGCGGCTCGTCGGAACTCATCATGGCGGTGAGGCTGAGGCTGGTTGTATAGCCATCAATGTAGCTTTCGAATGAAAGCATGGTGCTGGACGCAATATCGCGGGATGAATTGTTTTCGATCTCGAATTCGCACAGAACAAAGACCTTTCCATCATCCGGCGAGACGTAATTTTGGCCGGAATTCTCGGTAACACTGAGCAACGTGACCGCCACGCCGTCTAGAACGACCTGATCCCCAACGCCAAATGTTTCAGGCCCGGAATCGGATTGCTGCGGCGGCTGCTGCGAAGAAGAAACTGAGGTTCCGACCTTTTTCGGCTTGGAGGACGATCCGCAGGAAGCAAAGGCCGCGCCAATAAAGACGAAAAGACAGAGGAATACGATTAAAGCCGTCAGGCAGCCGCTGGGGCGTTTCGCCTGCTTTTTGGTTTTTAGCCCGCCAACAACGTCAACGCGGTTCGAGGCGTTAATCTTGATGGTAAAAAACGCATTCTGTTGCCCTTCGGCAATGGTAAAGGATATGGTTTTATCCAGACGGCGATACCGGTAAAAAGAAAGTTCGTGCTGGCCCGGAGCGGCCACAGCTCGAAGTTCTTCACCGTTTTTCAGCGTGCCGACATCACAGCCATCTAATGCAACGCCGACGGTCAGGCCAGAACCGTAAAAAGAATTGTCCCGGCTGATTTGGATAATGCAATCACTCATATTTCTTCCCTCCTTACTTGGAAGATAACACAAATAATAACAAAAATCAACCGAAAAGGTGGTGAAAATATGGCAGATGGGAAAATTGTGGTCACCGTCGACGCGGACGCAAAAAAGGCGCAGAAGGAGCTTGATACGCTGTCCGCGAAAATCGACAAGATGGAAGCCAAGCTAAACGAGGACACCGGCACGCAGAGCGGGATAAAAAAGGAACTCGACGCAGCGCTTCAGGCCGCAAAGCAGACGGAAGACGCGCTGAAATCGCTCCGATCGGAGGCTGACCGCCTAAAGGGCATCACGTCCGGAAACGCTTCGGCTAATCCAGCGGAGTACATAGACGCTTATTCTCGACAGGCGGAGGTTGCTGCACAAATCAAAGAGCAGGAACAGCTGCTGGTGCAGCAAAACAAAACGGCGGAAAAGCTCGGGAGTCAATATGCAAAGATCACCGACAAGGTGATAAACCAGGCTGCTGCGCTTGACGCTGCAAAGACCAAAGCCGGAGAGCTGGTGCAGCAGATCACAAATGCAAGCGGAGCCTCGGCTAAAATGGCGGAAGTATCGGCAAGCGTCGAAAAGAGCATGAACAAATTCGGAAGAAGATTAAGCGGGGTACTAAGGAGCGCGCTGATCTTTACCGTCCTGTCCCGCGGCCTTTCGCAGCTGCGCAGCTGGCTTAGCCAGACGATCATGCAGAATGAGGCGGCACGCGCGTCTATTGCACGCCTGAAAGCAGCCCTTTTGACGCTTGCGCAGCCGATCATAGAAGTCGTGATTCCGGTTTTTGTGAAGCTGGTCAACATTCTGGCACAAGTCGTGACGGCAATCGCAAAGTTTTTCGGTATGCTGTCCGGGAAAAGCTGGAGCTCGCAGGTATCTGCCGCGAAGGGACTGAACGCCGAGAAAGAGGCGTTGGAGGGCGTAGGCTCTGCCGCAGAGGACGCGAGCAAGAGCATGGCAAGCTTTGACGAGATCAATCAGATCACCAGCAATCAGGCCTCCGGAGGCGGCGGGACGAGCGGAGCAGGCGCTTCGAGCGGGATCACGCCGGATTTCTCCAATCTGGATCTTGCCGAAGACAAACTGAACGACATTCTTGGCATTGTCGGGGCAATCGCTGCAGGGCTCCTTGCGTGGAAGATCGCCAGTATGTTTACCGACGACCTCGGCAAGATCGGCGGCATCGCGCTCGCTGCGGCTGGCGCGTTCGCGCTCGTCTATTTCTGGCTGGACGCATGGAACAACGGAATCGACATGACAAACTTCCTCGGTATGCTCGGCGGTCTTGCGGCGCTTGCGGGTGGACTCGCCCTTGCGTTTGGGCCGACCGCTGCGGCAATCGCCCTAGTGGTAGGTGGCCTTGCGATGTTAGTCGTCGGGATCAAAGATGTGATCGAAAACGGATTTACGCTGGAAAACACTCTGACCATCATCGCCGGACTGCTTGCCGCCGGTATCGGGATCAGCATCCTTACGGGCAGCTGGATTCCGCTGCTGATCGCCGCAATTGCATCGATCCTTGTCGCACTTGTCTCTTTTACAGGGCATGGCGAGGAGCTGATCAACGGCCTGAAAGATGTTGTGTCCGGATTCGGAAAGTTTTTCAAGGGCATCTTTACCGGCGACATGAATCTAGCGTTAGAGGGCGCAAAGCAGATATGGAGCGGGCTGAAACAGACGTGGAACGCCGTCGTAAATTCCATCAGGGACGCATGGAGCGCGTTTGTCGATTGGTTAAAGCAAAAAAATCCGGCACTCGCCGCAATATTTGAGACAATTGGGAAAAAGTTTTCCGATCAGTACGAGGCGTGGAAAAAAATTCTGAAAGGCCTGATCACCTTCCTGACCGGCGTATTCACCGGAGATTGGAAGAAAGCGTGGAACGGCGTCCTTGACATTCTGAAAGGCGTCTGGAATCTCGTAATCGGCACAATAGAGGGCGGAATTAACTTCATCATCGACGGCATCAACCTACTGCTTTCGGCGCTGAATAAAATTCATTTCGAGATTCCGGATGGTGTACCGCTGATTGGCGGGAAAACCATTGGAATCAACATTCCGCCAGTGTCGCGCGTCCAGCTCCCTCGTCTCGCCTCCGGCGCGGTCATCCCGCCGAACCGGGAATTCATGGCCGTCCTCGGCGACCAGAAGAGCGGGACGAACATCGAGACGCCGCTTTCCACGATGGTGCAGGCATTCAAGCAGGCCATGAACGAGACCGGCGTAGCGGGAAGCAGACAAATGACGGTTATCTTCCAGCTTGACCGGCGTGAGCTTGGCCGCACGATCTATCAGCTGAACAACGAAGAGACGCAGCGCGTCGGCGTGAAGCTTGCGGGGGTGAAGACATGAGAAGCGCACTGAGCCTTGACGGCAAGGCGTATTTCAATCTTCACGTCGTGAGCTGCAAGCGGTCGTTCTCCGTCCTAGACGGCGACAACGCCGGGCGCGTTATGACCGGCGCGATGACCCGTGATATTATCGGCACGTATTACAACTACAGCCTTGAAATTGATCCTGTATCGTCAGACCCGGAGGAATACGATGATTTTTATGAGAGCATTTCTGCCCCGGTCGACAGCCACGTGCTGACCGTCCCATATGCGCAGGGGACTATGACCTTTGACGCCTATGTAGCAAACGGCGACGATGAGCTCACCGGGAGCTACGACGGGCGCAATGATTGGGGCAATCTGACGATCAATTTTGTCGCCATGAAGCCCAAGAGGACGCCGGTATGAGTGTACGCGTGATCTATGAGGACGTAGCGGTAGGCGCAGCAGCGGCGGCAAGCGTTGCAAGCACCGCTGCGCAGCCCTTCTCCGACCTTCCGGAACTGCCGTATGGCACAGAGTCGGTGATCGTCGCAACAAACGAGCTAAACCAGTGGATGCTGGACGGCTCCCGCCCGATCCTCACGACCGAGCGGGCGGCCTTCTGGTCTACCGAGCCGAGCAAAGCAGACTGCACCTTCGACGCAAACCCGACGCTGACCATCACGCTGGACGGCACGTTCGCAAGCTCCGGCATTTACCTCTATTTTGACGGTGGCACCGGCGACTATTGCAGCGCCCTGACCATGACTTGGTACAACGGCGAGACAACCGTCGCGTCGCAGGACTTCACGCCGGACGGCCAGAAGTATTTCTGCGCAAAGCCTGTCTCCGGATACAACAAACTCGTGATCGAGCTGAAAAAGACGAGCCTGCCGTACCGGTACGCGAAACTCAGACAGATCTTCTTCGGCATCGTCCGGGAATTCGAGCGGGAGGACCTGCGCAGCGTCACCGTCACCGAGGGCGTTAGCGTGATTTCCGACGACGTAGAGATTAACACGCTGGATTTCACGCTCGACAATTCGGACGATATCGATTTCATCTTCCAAGAGAAGCAGCCCGTCAGCGCATACGACGGCGCAAAGCTGATCGGCGTGTTTTACATCAAGAGCTCGTCCCGGTCGAGCGAACGGCTCTATGATGTATCCTGCCAGGATGCGCTCGGCATTCTGGACGACGAGCCCTTCGCGGCGGCGGTCTACAGCAGTAAAAACGCGAAGGAGCTGATAGCCTCGATTCTCGGCGCGCACTTCACGCTGGACTTCGACACTGCGCTGAAAGACGAGACCGTAACCGGCTATATCCCGGACTGCACGAAACGAGAAGCGCTGCAACAGATCGTTTTTGCGCTTCGCGCGACCATTGACACAAGCGCGTCGCGCGGCGTGCGCGTCCGGAGGCTCACAGCGGCCTCTCCTGCCACGATCCCACTTGACCGGACATACACGGGCGGCAGCGTTGAAACGGCGGCAGCGGTCACGGAGATCCGCGTGACGGCACACAACTATTCGACGTCCGGAAGCGGAGAGAGCGTGGAGGTCGGCGGTACGACCTACTATCACACGACATCGGTCACGTCCAAGACCAATCCGAACGCCACCACGCAGACCAAGCCGAACGTCATCGAGGTGCGCGACGCTACGCTGGTCAACAGCGACAACGTTGCCGCCGTCGCGCAGCACGTCTTTGACTACTATATGCGCCGTCAGACGCACAGTGTCAAAATTATCGTGGACAAGGAAGCCCCGGGCGATTACGTGCAGACCACAACGCCGTGGGGCACGAAGATCACCGGAACGATCACCAGTATGGACATTCGCCTCAGCGGAATCGCGGCGGCAGAATGCAAGATTATCGGCACATAGAACGGAGGTGCGGCATTTGGTACAGGGAGATTCGTATAACCTTAGTGTTACCATCAAGAATAAAGGGCAGCCTCTGGACGTTGCAAGCGTTGAAAAGGTGGAAATTTCTCTGCTTTATCTGCAAAAGAGCTATCCGGGAGAGATCGGATACGAGGACGGAAAGTTTCTGTTTCCCCTCACCCAGCAGGAGACCTTTCGGCTCCCGAAGCTCTGCCAGATGCAGGTGCGCGTGAAATTCAAGAGCGGTGACGTGATTGGCTCGGAGATCAAGCAGATCGACGTTGCGCACGCGCTTTCAAAGGCGGTGTTGTGATGGGCGGCATTGAATTTGAACTCAAGAACCGCGACCCGATCGACGTTTCCTTTAACGTTTCCGTGCGTGCTGGCGGCGGCTCCGGCGGCGGCTACAACATCGGCCCCGGCCTCAAGCTGGACACCGAAACGAACACCCTGTCCGTCGATACGGCGGACGCAGTCGAAAAGGACAACACCAAGCCCGTAACGTCCGCCGCTGTGTTTGCGGAGGTCGGCAACATCAACGCGCTGCTCGCAACGATTTAAGGAGTGATTTTATGAGCACACAAACCGAAATTACCAGACTGCAGACCGCGCGGAACAAACTGCGCACATGGCTCGTCGGCCTCGGCCTTGCCGCGAGCACGGACAAGCTCGGCGCGCTGGCCGACAAGGCCGCCGCCATCAAGAATAACGGCGCGGTCGACGCGCAGGTCAAGGAGGGCGAGAGCTATACCGTCCCGAAGGGCTACCACGACGGCACAGGAACGGTCAAGGGCGTCGGAGGCGGCGGAAACTACCAGCTGCAAGCCAAGTCGGTAACGCCGACGAAGGAGCAGCAGGCCGTCACGCCCGATCAGGGCTATTACGGCCTGTCCGGCGTGACCGTCGGCGCGATTCCGGAAAACTATCAGGACGTCTCCGCCACGACCGCCGCGCCCGGCGACGTGCTGGCGAATAAGGTATTTATCGATGCCGACGGCGTGACGCAGGCAGGCACCATGCCGGACAACGGCGCGGTATCCAAGGTCCTGGACGCGACGGCCGGCAATCAGGAATACACCGTCCCGGCGGGCAAGCACTCCGGCGCGGGCAAGGTATCCGTCGTGCTGGAAACCAAGTCCGCCACGCCTGCCGAGGCCGCGCAGGACATTACGCCCACAAAGGGCAAAGTCCTCGGCAAGGTCAAGGTCGGGGCCATTCCGGCCAAATACAAGGACGTTTCCGGCGTGACGGCTGGCGCGGGCGACGTGCTGGACGGAAAATTCATCGTCGACGCAACTGGCGCGAAGATCGAGGGCACCATGGCCAACAACGGCGCGATCTCGAAGACCATCGACGGCCTCACGCAGACCAGCGTAGACATCCCCGCAGGCTATACCTCCGGCGGCACAGTCAGCCTGACGGACGACATCGAAAACGCCCTCGCCGCGATCTAAAGGAGGAACAGACATGAGCGTACAGACCGAGATCGACCGCATTATCACGGCAGTCGGCGCGGCGTATGACGCAGTGGAGGCCAAGGCGGCACAGCCCCCTGCGGCACAGACCATCGAAGGGCTTGCCGCAGTAATCGGTACGATTCAGACCGGAATCGCTCTGCGGCTGATCGTAACAGTATCTGCCGGTGCGACGGTCACGGCGACGAACGGCTCAAAAACGATCAGAGGAACATCTGAAAGCACCGGCGTTTGCACGCTTATCGTTCCGGAAGCCGGAACATGGAGCGTATCTGCGACACTGGACGGGAAAACGTCCGACACAAAAGCCGTAACTATCACGGACAGTTACGCGGTGTCGCTTAATTTTGTATATCCGACACTGAATAAAAATACTTGGGAAACAATAAAAGATATATCCGACGCGGGACAGGGCGCGAACTATTGGAGCGTCGGTGACCGAAAGGCTGTAACGCTAAACGGCACGGTTGGACATCTTACACTATCTAATTACACAACATATGCGTTCATTATTGGATTTAACCATAACGCGAGCCTAGAAGGGGAAAACCGTATCCATTTCCAACTTGCAAAGACCGCGCTCTCCGGCGGTACGGACGTGTGTTTCTGCGATAGTTACTATACCTCGCCCGTTTCGACAACCGGCTATTTCTCTATGAACAGTAGTGCAACGAACTCCGGCGGATGGGCGAGCTCGCAAATGCGTACAAATATTTGCGGGACAAGCCTCTCGAGCTATTCCGGAACGATTATCGCAGTCATTCCGGCGGCGCTCCGTGCAGTCCTAAAGTCCGTTACCAAGTACACGGACAATACGGGAAATAATAGCACATCCGCGAGTGCGGTCACGGCGACAAAGGATTACTTTTTCCTCCTCTCGGAGTTTGAGGTTTTCGGGAGCATTTCGAGAGCAAACTCGAACGAGGCGAGTAAGCAAGCGCAGTACGCCTATTATTCCGCTGGAAACAGCAAGGTAAAGTACAAGCACAACGGAACGAGTGCCGCCGCTCGTTGGTGGCTCCGTTCTCCGCTTGCGAGCAGCTCCGACGGTTTCGAGAATGTGAACACCAACGGGACAGTCGAAGACCGCACCGCGCGCGCTTCCTTCGGCTTCCCACCCGGCTTTTGCGTATGAGGGAAAAGCGCATGGAGTATATCGTGTATAAGCGTTTCCGCGGAGCAGGAATAGATGGCGAATTTAATCTCCGGTACGGAACTGTGGTATCGGAGATCGAAGGGTTCCTGTTTGCAGCGGACGGCAGGCGGATATGTGCTTCGACGTCCGAAAATGGATGGGGACATTTTAGGCCGAACACACCAGAGGGCGCGATGCGGCAAGAAATGCTTGAACGCCTTTATCGCTGGTATGAAAAAAACGGCTGCGGCGAAGACTTTACGGATGAAAAATGGCCGGGGAAGGAAAACGGCTACTGGAAAAATCGGTTGAGAACCGCAAGTACAGAGCGATTGGAGAAAATCTATCAAGAGAAATTTGGAGGGACGCCATGTATGCAGTAAAACAGGACGGCGCGTTTGCCGGGTATGCGGACAGTATTGTGCCCATCCGACTGCACGGCAACGGTTGTTATGTCCCGTGCAAGGAAGATCAGGCAGAAGGATTTTGCGCTAAGATGGCTGTGACTATTACAGATGAAGAAGGGACTGAGCATCAGGTGCTTTCTGACAGGGTGTTTCATCTCCCCGGTTACACGTTGAAAGGTACGGAGCCGGAGGGCAGCTATGAGGAAATGGGTGCGGCACTGCCACTCACAGATGCAGAGAACGCGGCGAAAATTTTACTTGGGGAGGCGGAATAACATGAGCACCTACACCGAGCGGGCGCGGGCGCTGCGCCCCTATATCGTCAAAAGCGCCGCCAGTCTCACTGACGCCGACGCGAGTCTCGCGCCGGAGCTTTTCACCCGCCTGACCGGCTCCGGCAGCCTCGTCAAAGCCGGCACGCGCATCAACTGGGGCGGCAGCATCAAGCGCGCCGCCTCCGACCTCTGGGACACGGCCCAGAACACCCCGGACGCCGCCCCGGCCCTCTGGGAAGACATCGCCTACAAGCAGGGCTTCCGCATCATCCCCGAGACCATCACCGCCGGCCTTGCCTTCTCCAAAGGCGAAAAAGGCTGGTGGCAGGACGAGTTCTACGAATCCCTGCTCGCCGCCAACGTCTGGAACCCATCCGTTAACCCGGACGGGTGGAAGAAGATAACGGAAGAAGGTACATAGCCATGGACGCTGCAACCATCATCGTCACCCTCGTCACCGACCGGACGCAGGCGGACGTGGAGCGGGTGCGGGAGCTGGCGGCGAAGGGGTTCGCGGCCATGACCGCAGCCGAGCAGGCGGAATGGCTGGCCGGGATGAAGGGCGCGTACAACGCCGCTGATCTCAATCGCGTGGGAACCGCCCTGAACTATCTGGCGGCGCGCCTAAGCTCGATCTGCGGCAAGAGCATTGCATGGACGGCGAAAACCGATTGGGCCGTCACGGACATCCCAGCGGCCTCACAGGCTGAGACGTACAGACGGCAGATACAGGACATCCGCGACGCGCTTGCGTATCCTGCCGGGACGCCGGACGTGCCGCAGCTGGCGCGCCTGACCTACATCGGCGCGAATGATATCGAGCGCATTCTTGCGCTTTGCGAAGACTTAATCGTCAACGTTGCAAAATCTTTTCGCCACACCGGCGCGGCGGAGTGCGCCGCAGGAGGATTACTCACATGAAAGATAGGCAGCCAACACAGGTTTTAGCCAACGGCGCGATCCGCTACGGCGTGTATAACGCCGACGGCACGCTCGATCACTACGAATACCTCAAGCGCGAGGACGCGCCTACCGTCGAGGGTACGCCACTCAACAAGGCAAATCTGCTATCCGATGCAACCGCCGCGAAGATCTGGCCCGGCTCGAAGAAGCCGGACGACCCGACCGTGAACGACGCGCTCGGCAAGCTTTCGGAGGGTACGGCCAAAGTCGGCGACATCGCTATCACCGCCCGCACCGACCTCTCCGACGCATGGCTCCCGTGCGACGGGCGCACTGTATCGCAGGAGCAGTATCCAAAATTGTTTTCTGTGCTCAGAAGCTCTGCCGCGCCGCTTCCGTGGGCGTTGAAGACATCGAATATTCAGCCTGTAGCTGTGTGGTATCTGAATGGGGAATGGGTCGGCCTGTGCGACAGAAAGTTCTGGACATCGCCCGATTTGGGGACGTGGACGCAGCAGGCGGATATGCCGACCGGACTCTCGCTGGTATCGGATGTGCAGTATGCAAACGGCACTTATTACGCTGTTTTTTCCGGAGACTCCACAGAGGTAAACGGAGTGTACACAACGCGTAGCCTTGATACGCCGTTTGCGCTATATGCAAGCGGCAGCCTGCCTGGAAGCTCTGGACTGAAGATGTTTATTACGCCAAACGTTCTGTATATCTACGTAGTAAGAGGCGAATACGGAGCCTATAACAATTACACGGGAAGACAAGTAAGTGCCAGCTACGTAAACCAAACAACAAAGGAAATAGTAAGCATCCCAGATTTTATCAGCGGAATTGTATTTTACGCCGAAGAAAAGGACTGCTTTTACAAGCTGAACTGTAGCACCAGCGACATACTGGAGACTTCAAAGGCAAAAACCCTGATCAACCCGACGTGGGAGGCAGTCAGCAGCGTAAACATCAAAGAATTAACTCCGTCCTTCAACCAGCCGTCGACGTACACCTATCACGCTTTGATGTCAGCTTACCATTGTGGGGCAAATATAATTGCTTTTTTTGCACTGGTGAACGCTGCTTTCTCTGGTGCGGGAACCACGATGTATAGCGGATATATGGTATACAGGTATTCTGCGGACTACGGTGCAACATGGGAAAACGGGAAGGTAGTTTCCTACAAAACCGATAGTTACTCGCTCGACAACTATACGAACGGCAAATACGAAAACGGGCTTTTAGTGCTTTCGGAAACCGCAAGCGAATCTGAAAGTGCTGGTCGAACGGAAAAGATCATTGCGATCAGCGCTCCAGCATCCGGCCCGGTATATGGAGACGTACTGGGGAGCGGCGTCGACAGTATTGCACTATCGCCGGACGGGGGAGCGGCATACATATCATCAAATGGGCTGGCGTACTGCGATTATAGCGCGGCGGGAAAAGAAATCCCTACCATCGGGACGGACACAAGAAGCAATGCCTACATCAAGGCGCTGGAGGAATAGCCATGCGGGATAGAATCGGCACAAATGATCTTGCAAACGGCGCTGTCCGGTATGGGGTGTATGACGCGGCGGGAAGCCTTCTGCGGTATGAATGGCTTCGCCCGGATGACGAGCCGCTGGAGGCCGGGACGCCGCTCACGGCCGGAAACCTGCTGACGGCACAGAGCGCTGCAAAGATCTGGCGAGCGGGCGACGCACCGGCGAACCCGATGGTAAATGAGGCATTCGGGAAGCTGTCGGAGCCGAATTATCACGTCGGTGACATCCTCGCGACCGTCCGCGTCCTCTCCGCCCCGTGGCACGCGTGCGATGGCTCAACCTTCGATCAGATTGCATACCCGGCCCTCTACGCAGCCCTCGGCGGCACGACGCTGCCGACGATCAGCTATTCCAGCGATACCACCACCTACATCAAAATGGCGGACGATTAGCCCGGCAAATAAAAGAGAAAGGTACAGAAAAATGGACACCAAAACCATCATCGTCACCCTCGCCTGCGCCGCGCTAGGCTCATCCGCGCTGACGGCGGTAGTCAATGCCATCGTCAGCGCGGTTCAGAAAAAGCGCGGCAAGGCCACATCGCAGGATACGCACCTAGCCGAGATCGACAAAAAGCTCGGGAAAATGCAGGAGCATCAGGACGAGCAGTATCTGGCGATCCTCCGCCTTACGATCATGAGCGAGGAAATGCCAATGGCCGAGCGCCTGATCGCCGGAGAGAAGTATAAAAAGATGGGCGGGAACGGCGACGTAAAAAAGTTTTTGCACCAGCTGGAGGCGCAATGCGGGCATAGCAATGGAATTCAGTAAAAAGTGGCTGATTTGCAGCGCGCTCGTCAGCCTCGCACTCATCATCGCCTGCGCGGCAGGCGCAGATCTGACAGAGATCACGCTTGCGGTGCTGGCTGAAACAACAGCTTCCAGCGGGTTTTATCTCTGGAAGGCCAAGAACGAGAACCGCGCGAAGTACGCGCAGAAGTACATGGATAAATGGGCCGAGAAATACGGCCCGGAAGCGGCAGCACGCATCGCAGAGATCGTGCTGAAAGATTGAAAGGAGCATACATATGGACTACACGCAAATCATCTCGGCAGTGATCGCGCTCATCAGCGCGCTCGTTTCGGCATTTCTGATCCCGTGGCTCAAAACCAAGATCGACGCGGACAAGCTGCAAACGCTCCGCACTTACGTCGAGATCGGCGTAAAGGCGGCGGAACAGCTCTACGACGCGACGGACGGCGCGGCGAAAAAGGCGTATGTTGTGAACTTCCTCGCCGAGAAGGGCATTCAATTTGATGTGGAAACAATCGATAAGCTGATCGAGGCCGCCGTGCTGCAGCTGCACCACGAGTTGTACGGGAGTGAGCGGGCATGAGCATCAAAATTGGGCAGGCCAGTCTTGGAGAAACCGGAGGACGCAACCAGCAGCCCGGCAACCAGACCGGGCGGGAGCTGAATATTTCCAACTGGTACAATGGCCGCTGGCTCGGCGTTCTGCGCTATAAGAGCCGCAAAAAGGCCGAGCGGGCCGCGCAGACGTGCGAGGCGGCCATTAAGAACCGGAACATCGGTTACGATATGGCCGACCGGAACACGGCGTATGAGGCCGCCAGAGCTGTCGGGTGGGACGTGAGCAAGATCGCAAAGCCCGTGGAGACGGACTGCTCCGGCCTTATGACGCTCTGCGCCGTGGCCGCAGGCTGCGAGGCCGTAGCCGCGCTCTACAAAAAGCAGGGCAACAGCTGCACCACCTACTGTATGCTGGACGATTGGCCCGCAACGGGCGATTTTGTATTGTTGATTGGTAGCAAATATCTGAAGACGGACGCCAATCTCCTGCGCGGGGACGTGCTGGTAAGCGAGGGCCATACCGTGATGGCCCTCGAAAATGGAAAAAATGCAGAGGAGGAAACCGAAATGGTAGAAAAGAGCAAAATCATCGTGGACGGCAAGGAAGTCGCCGTTGAGCGCATCCTGAAAGACGGCACGAACTACGTCAAGGTGCGCGATCTGGCCGCTGCGCTGGATCTCGAAGTGAGCAACAAGGGCAATATCGCTGTGCTGAATCACAAGGAAAAGTAAGGAGGCGGGGCGTATGTCGCCGCAGGCACGCGGCAAACTTCCCCCAGAGCTGGGCCGCCTGACCCGCAAGGATATGGAGGCTGTGATCTATCAGGCCAATCTTGGCCGGGAAAATGAGAAGATCGCGCAGCTCTATTTTGTGGATAAGCTTCCCCAGGTAGACGTTGCAACAGAGCTGTTTCTGGGCCGCGCCACGGTACAGCGCCGCCTGCCGGAGATCATGCGGGAGATGCAGCGGACATCCAGCAAACTGTATAACTGAGATAAGCGCCGAGAAATCGGCGCTTATTTTTTGAAAAAACTATTGACATATACGGTATTACGGTATATAATAGGTGCATAAGATGAAGCAAAACAAAACCAACTACGGAGGGTACAGCGATGGCAAAGGCGAAGATCACTTGCAAATGCGAAATCTGCGGGGGCACGTTCGAGCACGTCCGCACTTGCGCCAACAGCAGCGACGCTGCTTCCTACGAAGAGTGGGCGGCGGAACACGTTACTGTCTGCCCGTCCTGCTACGCCGCAGCGAAAAAAGCAGAAGCAAAGGCTAAACTAGATGCATACATTGCCGCCGAGTTCGGCACCGAGCATCCGCTTCCCAAGATCACCGGCGTTTCCGAAAAGCAGATTTCCTATGCAGAGGCCCTGCGCGACGAATTCATCTCTCGTGATCTTGCGGGCTGCCACGTAAAGCTCGCCAGATTCTTCGCGGTGGAAGATAAAGTCCGGCTCGAAAACATGAGTGAAGAATGGCACGCCGCAGCAGAGAAGCGAGCGGAATCGGAAGGCCTGTCCGTCGAAGCATGGTTCACGAAAAACCGCCCGGCAATCGTAGCCCGCACTTCCAAGATTACAATCGTCGATGTTGTAAAAAAGCTTGAGCTGATCGTAACGGAGTCCAACGCGTCGAAGCTCATTGACGCGTTGGGCTGAGAAGGAGGAAACAACAATGGAAAACGTAGAGGAAATCACCAGAATCATGAAGGCCGGAAGCGCCGCCGGTCGCGCGCAGGAACCGATGCGGTTTGAGACGCAGGAGGAACGCAACGCATGGTATGAGGAACAAACGGAAATTCTGGCGAAGGTTATGGCTCCAGTAGGAGACGAACCTTACGGCAAGAACCTGCAAGGGCATAAGATTGCGGAACGCTTCGCGGATATCCACACATTCGAAATCTATAGACTTACCAATATCCGATACATTATCGGGGATTTCGAAACATACGAAGAGTACGCAGCCCACTGCCGGGCGGAAACAGAAGCATGGTTCGACAAGCTGCAAGCAGATTTAGAGGAGGAATAAAAAATGACTGCACATCTTTACCGCATCCGTTCTGATTTTAGGAATATCCCGGATAAGATTTTCATCAAAGCCACCCAGAAGGAGAATTATCCCGGATCGTGGCTTCACGCAGAAATTGAACTGCCGGATTTTATTCGTGTAGCTGAAACCGAGGCCGGTGACGGCTTCCTGTTCACGCAAGATGAAACTATCACGAAAGTTTACATCGAAACTGCGGAGCGCTTGGACGGCGACGCAATTAAGGGAACGGTGAGCATCCGCAGCGCAAGCGGACGTATGCTTGCAGAATGCGACGCCATGTGGCGATGAGAACGGGGGGGCGTGAATCATGCCGAGTGAGGCCCAAAAGCGCGCCCGCGACAAGTGGGACGCCACAAACATGACGCTGGTAAGCTGCAAGATGCGGCGCGACCTTGCTGACGATTTTAAGTCTGCCGCAAAAGCAAACGGCACAACGCCCAGCGCCTTGATCCGTGGGTGGATCGACGGATATATGCAGCAAAACAAGCCCGTGAAGTAATCCGCAGGCAATTTTGAACCAAATTGATACACAACTGAGGCACAAGAAGCCGCAAAAAGGCCCATACTGAACACATCAAAGGAGTGTTCGGTATGGGCTTTTCTTATTTTAATCCAAACCCCGCCGGGCTGAAAGTCGGGGACTGCACCGTCCGGGCCATCGCAAAGGCGACCGGGAAGAGCTGGGACGAGGTGTATATCGGCTTGTGCCTGCAAGGACTCATCATGGGAGATCTGCCGAGCGCAAACAGCGTATGGAGCGCTTACCTCCGGCAGCAGGGCTTTACCCGGAACGTAATCCCGAACACGTGCCCGGACTGCTACACCGTCGCGGACTTTTGCGCAGATCATCCGCGCGGCGTGTATGTGCTGGCGTTATCAAGCCACGTTGTGTGCGTGGAGGATGGGACGTATTTTGACACGTGGGATTCTGGGAGTGAAATTCCACTGTTTTATTGGGCAAAGGAGGAAGCATGATGTTTGGACAACAGCCGTATGTGTATCAGCAGCCGATTTATAATCAGCCAATCGGCCAACCAATCAGTCAGCCAATGCAGGAACCAATGATGCGTCCGCAGTACCAGCCCGCGCCGCAGATGCCGGCCTACCAGCCGCAGCCACAGCAGACGCAGAATCAGTCGATCATCTGGGTTCCGAACGAGCAGGCGGCAAACGACTTTATTGTTGCACCCAACAATGCCGTAACGCTATGGGACATGAACGCGCCTGTTGTATACGTCAAAAAAGCCGATGCAAGCGGAAAGCCGACCATGACTATCTATGATCTTGTAGAGCGCGCACAGGCCGTTATAACGCCAACAGCGGCGCGAAAAGGCATGATGGAGGAATACGTGACGCGCAAGGAGTTCGACGAGCTTGTGGCGAAGCTGGCCGCTCCCAGCGCCAGACCGGTGAGAAAGACAAAGGAGGCTGAAAGCGATGGCTAACCCCCTGTTTAACGCCCTCGGCGGCGGACAGCTGCCCGGCCCGATGGGGCAGTTCCAAAACATGATACAGCAGTTCCGGCAATTCCAGAACAGCTTTCAGGGGGATCCAAAAGCAGAGGTCGAAAAGCTGGTACGAAGCGGGAAAATCTCGCAGCAGCAGTTGAATCAGCTGCAGCAGGTGGCGGGGCAATTCCGGCAGCTGCTGCAATAGTTCGGGAATTCCGAACAGTTGAACGATCAAAATCGTGGCCACGATTGAGATAAATCTTTTGAATCTACGAAAGGAATGAAAAATATGAGTTTGAATGACGGCGCCCCGACCATGACAATGCCCGTCGCGCCTACCGGCATGACAGGTGGCGGCTGGGGCGGCTTCGGCGGTGATAATGGCTGGTGGATCATCATCCTGTTCCTTGCCATTTTCTGCGGCTGGGGCGGCAATGGAAACGGATTCGGCAACAACGGCAGAAATTCCGGCGGCGTTGTAGACGGCTATGTGCTGGCCTCTGACTTCTCCAACATCGAGCGCAAGATCGACAGTGTAAATCAGGGACTTTGCGACGGATTTTACCAGCAGGCGCAGCTTGTCAACGGCACCAACATGGCGATGGCAAACGGCTTTGCTCAGGCCGAGCTTTCCCGCTGCAACCAGCAGGCCGCGCTTATGCAGCAGCTGAACAACATGGCGATGCAGGCACAGGAGTGCTGCTGCGAAAACCGCGCTGCAATCGCCCAGGTGCGCTATGACATGGCGACGCAGGCGTGCGACACCCGCAACACCGTGCAGAACACCACCCGCGACATCATCGACGCCATGAACTGCGGCTTCCGCAGCATCGACCAGCGTCTGACGGCGCAGGAGCTTGCGGCGAAGGACGCGAAGATCGCAGAGCAGAACCAGCAGCTTTTCGGCTACCAGCTGGCAGCATCGCAGGCGGCACAGAACAATTACCTTGTTTCCACGCTTCGCCCGAGTCCCAGCCCGGCCTATGTTGTCGCGAATCCGTACTGCTGCAACAGTGGCTATAACTACGGCTGCGGCAACTGCGCGTAACAACTCCACATCGTAGAGCTTTTTCGTGGCCTCACGAAAATGATCGGCCCCATTGCCGATACTCGATAGCAACGCGGCGGGGCAATCGTCCCGCCGCTGTATTTTTATGAAAGGAATGATTTTATGGCTGAATTTACATCATCCGGGATTCAAACTGTCGCCGCTGGGCAGAACGTCCCTCTGATCTCCACGGCGGCTTGCGGAAAGCCGTGCATCGTACATCGCGAAGGAAGCGGGCTCGTTACTCTGCGCGGGCTTACGCAGCAATGCAAGGCGAAGTTCCGCGTATCCTTTGGCGCGAATATCGCCGTCCCTACAGGCGGAACGGTAGGTGCCATTACCGCTGCGCTTGCAATCAACGGCGAACCTCTGAGCAGCGCCACAGCGACCGTAACCCCTGCGGCTGTTGAAAACTATTTTAACATCTTTGTTTCCACATTCGTGGAAGTCCCGCGCGGCTGCTGCCTGACTGTAGCGGCGAAGAACACCAGCGCGCAGGCGATCAGTTTCGCAAATAGCAATATGATCGTCGAGCGCGTATCGTGAGAGGAGGATGCAATATGTACGATTTGAGAAACCTGCGTGAAATGCTCTGCAAAGAGCTTGATGAAATCGCCGACAAGCGTGAAATGTCTGCGGGCGATCTGGACGCGATCCAGAAGCTGACGAGTTCCATCAAGAATACCTACAAGATCGAGATGGCTGAAGACGGCGGCTATTCCCGCGATGGCGAGTGGGAGGCGGATATGCGCGGTACTTACGGCCGGGGCAGCTCTTACCGTGGCCGCCGCCGTGACGCAATGGGCCGCTATACCCGCGCTGATGCCCACGAGCATATGCGCGCGCAGCTGGACGATATGATGCGCGACGCGGACGACGATAAAACCCGTGACGCGATCCGCCGCTGCATGGAGCAGATCGAGCGGGCATAAGGAGGCGCGATATGCTGGATAAAGCCGAGATCCGCAAGGAGATAGCGCGGCTGGAATATGAGGAATCCAGCTATCCCAATTATGCCAAACTGGCAGATCTTTATGTGATACGCGATAAGATGCAGGAAGAGGAACGGGGCGATGGCGGTAGGCATGTGGGTTCCTACTCCGGCGCTCCCGCCCCTGTGACCGCAGAACCGGCTATCGTTGGCGAGTACGGGGACAGTGAGTTTTTACTTGCGGTAGCTGGGAAAAACCCGGCAAAGGCTTGGGCGGTCGTTGATGAACTTATGGACACATTATCGCTTGTGAACCGAAAAGTCTATGATTCCATGCTTCGGAAAATAAAGTCCATGTAGCAAAAAATAGGGGAGTCCCCTCGCATTGCACTGAATTTGTAGCATACAATGTAGCATACGGGAAATGATTTTATGTTACAGAGCGTGTCATAACGTGATTTTTCGCTTTTTGAAAATACGCAGAAAATGTGGCGAAAAGCATAAAAAAGTACCGATTTTAGCTTTAAAACAGCTAAAATCGGTACTTTGGCGCGGAAGGAGAGATTTGAACTCTCGCGCGCTTTTTAGACGCCTACTCCCTTAGCAGGGGAGCCCCTTCGGCCACTTGGGTACTTCCGCAGGTCGGTTGAGCCGATATGAAGGAAAGAAAATGGCGGAGAGAGTGGGATTCGAACCCACGGCACATTGCTGTGTCACTGGTTTTCAAGACCAGCTCCTTAAACCGCTCGGACATCTCTCCGAATGCCGGCCTCCAAAGCCGTGAATCATCTTATCATATCCAGGCGGGTTTGTCAATTCCTTTTGCAGAAACCGATGAATATTTTAGGAAGAAACCTTGATGTTCCCATGGGAAAGTGCTATACTAATTCAATAAAATAATGCAACTGGAAGGTGTTCCTGT